GTTTATGTTTTAGTTAAATTATAAATTATGCATCTGAAGCTTCCACTTCACCATGACACACTAATACTTGTGCAAGGTCAGCTGCGTCAGCACTTGTAAGTACTTTACAGATAAACTCTTCACCTGCTGCATCACATACTTCAAGAGTAGATCCTGCTGTAGGAGTAAGGAATTGACCAAAAGTTACTGCTTCTGCAAGCTTAGCTTTTGATACACCACTGATTCTAACTGAAGCTGTAGCTTCGTTTGTTGAACCATCTGGAGCGTTTTGTAAAATACCAAGACATTTGTCGTTTGCTGTAGCAGCAACAACTAACTCCCCAGCATCTAATTTTACAGCGTGGTATTGTAGAGCTGAAAGATCAGCTTCTGTAGCAACTGAAAGATCAATTGCACCTTGTTCTGTTACTAATGTTCTATCTGCCATTGTTTTAGATAGTTAAATTATATTATTTAGACAACTTTTTAGCTGCCATTTTTTGAGCAGCACGAATATCTAAACCTTTGTCTTCTGACATAAGTTCTTCTGCTAACTCGATTACTTGATCGTCAAATTCTTTTGAATTTAACTCAACGTCTTTTAGACTAGTTTTAGATCCTTTTTCGCCAAGCTCCTCAGATCTAACAAGTTCCATAAGTTCAAAGAACTCTGAACGTTGTTCATCTGAAAGTTTAACTAAGAAACTAACAACTTTGTCTTTATTTTCATCAGTAGCGAATCCAATATTTACTTCTGAGCTTAACATTAGTTTTTCATCAACTGATTCTGCTAAGTCTTTTGATACGATCTGTTCTTTAAGTTTAAAGTTTTCTTCTTGTAGAGTTGTGAATTCAGCAAGTGCAATAGTTTCAACTTTTTCAGAAAGTTCTTCTTCTTCTGATTCCTCAGATTCTTCAGCACCTTCTTTTTCTGCAACTTCTTCTGCAACTTCCTCACCTGCTTCAGCTTCTGCTTCTTCAGACTCGGCTTTAACTTCTTCAACTGCTTCTTCAGCAACTTCCGGAGTTTCAACAACTTCTTCTTCTAGAAGTTCTTTTTCTTTAGTCATATTATCTATATTAAATATATTTTCTAATTGTTCTGACAAAGCCAAAGCTTCCTGTCCTTTTAAGGCAGGTGTGTTTGTCAAAGCTAAACCGATAAATACGTTCTTAAATACCTCACCTGTTTTAAAATGAGGAAAACGACTTGCAAGTTCAGCACTAACAAATTTAAATAACTTTTTGCCTATCTTTTCTTGGCCTAGTTCTGTCCATTCAACTTTAGCCATTAATCTATCACCATCAATAAACAACTTTTGTACCCAACCAGCTGCCTCAGATCCTCTCTTGTGTTCAAGATTTACTTGTACTTCAGTACCGTATACACCTTTGTCAAAATTCTCAACATACAAAGAAAGCATATCTTGAGTAATTTCTAGACTTCTATCGAATATCTTACCGACTCTTAATACTTCAACAATAGACGATTTGCCGTCCCCTGCTGGTATCTCTGCTAAGTAATGTAGAAGGTCTAATTTATCCATATCGAAAGTCAATTGTTATTGACCCTCTTATGGAGTTCTATCTCTATTATAGCAGAATTTATGTTCTTTAGAAATAAAATTTAATTTCTTACATCTGTGGCAATGTATTTCAACAGCTGACGTTTCTTCTAAGAAAGCATATAACAATATCCTATTGCAGCTTATACATCTAAGCGGTTCTAGCTCATAAGTTTGTTTATCGAAATCTAATACTTTTATTTTATTCATTTTCTAAACGTTTTTGAATTTCTTTTTGTGCCTCTTCATTCTTCTTTAGATTGATGGGCTTCTTGATTTGTTTGAAGTCGTTTATTTGTGGCTTTCCATCTACTAGACCAAACCTTTTTGTAAGACTCTGCGGTATACCAGTTATCTTAACATCTGGATCAAAAGTTAATATAGGAACCCATACACCACGGCAATTAGTATGTACTAAAGCTAAATTACTTAATGGATCTGTTGGTGATATAACTCTACCATCTAATGATAAACACATTGCACAGGTTTTACTGTCTAATATCTCACTTCTTTGCAAAGCCTTTAGCATTAATGGATTGCTATTAAAAACAACTTGTCTACCTCTGTTTAAATTTTGACCAACAACAGTACCTTGAATATTTGTAGTCATATTTGCCGCTGTCTTTTGCAATCTAAGCTGTAAAGCTTTCAATGCTGCACCTGTAGCCACACCAGTGATTATAGCCTCTTTAACAAAGCTTTTTGTGTCATTTTCCATTGAACTGGCGAAGGTATCTGCAATAGTAACGGCTTCTAATGAAATACCATCTCTTAATGCTTTAGGTGTAGTTGGTGATTCGATACCCATTTCTTTGCTTGCTCCTTTCTTACCTACCTCTATGGATTGTTTACTAGCATCTTGTAATATCTTTCTTAGTTTTGATTTGCCTCTAAATGTTACATTAGATAAATCTAATATCGCTCCACTAACTAATATAGCTGCGACTAACTTTAACATCTTATCAATCTCAATTGCTGATACCTGATTGAACCCATTGATTATGTCTTCTTCTATTTCATTAAATTCTTCATTAAGACTTTCAAAGCCCACTCTTTCTTCTTGGAGTGTCAATGGTCTAAACGGTTTATAAGATTGTTCAGTTAAATGTTGTATACATTGGTGAACAGGCTTTTTTTTTTCGCTCAGATTTTCATCTTCACTTGGTGCTTCTGGCTCTGCCTCATCTTCTATATTGGTTTCTATTACTTCATCATCATCTACCTCATCTTCATTAAGCTCTGGAAACTTTAATAGCTGTCTAAAATATTGTTCATCTTCTGTTGATTTGCTAATTGCTCCACTGTTAAGCATTCTTTCAATTACTGTACTCATTTGCTCCATATCAATATCACCTAGATCAGAAAACTTTAGCTCTGGATACATTTCTTGTTCACCGAAGTTAAGATCAATCAAAGGGATAATAACTTGCCTTTGTATTTGTTCTGTTAAATACCTAGCTTTATCTTCTACATATTTAAGAAAGAAACTAATTTGACTACCACTTAATGCAAAGCTTCCACTAGCTCCTGATCCTAAGTCTAAGAATTGAGCTAGAATTGTGGTCATTATCATTCTGTTTTCATGGTTTATAGCACTATCTATAGCATCGCCTTGAGGATTGCCATCTGGTGTTAGAATCTTAACATCATAACCACTAGGTAAAACCATGTAGCTCTTTTGATTTGATTTAAGATTACGTACCATATTAACGGCATCAGCTTTATCTTGATCGCCATAACTTTCTGGTAGTGTGATAGTTGGCACGCCTACACCGTAACGCTCTGCACTAATAGATCGAACCTTATACAATACATCTTTCTGATACCAGTGACGATATGCAGCTCTTAATATAGATTGCCCAGTTACATCATCGCCTTCTTTTTCATTTGTTAATATAACCAATTTCTTAGCTGGTATACTTGCTTGACCTATCATCTTGCCTTTAGCATTTTGTCCATATACTTGCTGAGTAATACCTGCTTTACCATCTTGGGTTTCCCAATATTGAATACTATGAGGAATTCTAGGAGCTAAATCTAATAAGTTAATCATTCCGTTTCTTCTTTCATATACCTTTTCAAATACATAATATCCAAAGTCTAAGTAAGCTAATGATTCCCTTAAAAACTCTTTCCATGTTCTATAAGGCATATTAAACAAAGCATCTTCAATGAACTCTTTCATTTCAATGTGCTTTGGTTCATCTGATTTAATTCTAACATTCCAATCTACAGCTAAAATAGGAGCTTTCACTGCATTTAATGCAGCCTTACAAGCACCATCACCACGCCTCATCTTTTCTACATTCTCGACTCTCTTTTCTTCACGCCATTCTAAATTAGGTTCTTCTTGAAAATAACCAGACCATCTTTCAGTACCAGAATCACCGAATACATTAAACATCTGATCTACAGTAAGTTTATCTACATCTCCAAAACCAGTTGGTGATTCTTCTTGTAGCTTTTCGTATTCTGCCATTCAATCAATTAAAATGTTTGATCCCACGCATTACCAACGATCGTGTTAGTACTATTATACCCTGTATCATCTGAAAGCGAAAGATTATTGCTCACAATATTTTCTAGACAATAAATCAATGAGTCGACATCATCGTCATGTTCTAAATCTGGAAACGATGCAATCCTTTCAAGAAAGCCTGTCATTGTGTGATGTAAATGTATTTCACCACGCATAAAATCAGCTTCAAACATCTGTAGCCTACTTACTTTGTCCTTTCCTTTAGGATCAACTGCTATTAATGGAATATTGCGGTTGTTATTGTCTACGCCTTCAAAGTCTATATTGCCATTCTTCCAATCTCTTAGTAACTGAAAGACTGCTACTTGTGTCATGATCTTTTCAACTCCTACCTTTAAAACATCATCATGCCGTTGCCATTCTTTGATCACTGCAATAGCTTGGTTTGATTGGCTGTCTTTGCCTGATTGTATATTTAAAACATATTTATGTATGTCATTCTTATGCTTTCCAACTGTACATAGACCGTAGCTGTCAGCTCCTTTAGTTTCGCCTACCTGTGGATCTAGCATTATAACTTTAAACATCTTTTTAGTTTGGTCGATAGTATCGTAGGTAGAACTCTCTAGCCAAAGCCTTTGAATAATAGCGGTTTCTTCATTGATTGGCGTATTGAGGTATTCTTGGCTAAATGCTCTTACTCCTATGTTATCTTTTAGCTTATCTAGCTTTTCAATGCTAAACATCTCTGGCCATATTGATTTATCATCCTCTATAGCCTTTCTAAATATGCCACCATACTTCTCATAGAACCTTAACACTTCACAATTCTTGCTTAATACCGTACCAATCATCTTAATATAGCCTCTTTTAGCATCTACTGAAGGCACTACTACCTGATTAAGCCATTCTCGCAGCTTAAGCCGCCTATCTGGGCTTCTTACTTGTTCATCATCCTCTATATCATCAAGTATAATTTTAGTTGGTCTTTGGTTCTTTATGTTCACTCCTCTACCTTTACCAGCTCCACGAGCTACAACATTAACACCGTTTGTAGTTTCAAAGTGTGAATTAGTCCATTTTCTACCCTGTGTTTGTTCTGGTACTAGACCACCGTAAATAGCTTGGAGTAACTCATTGTTTTCTAACTCTGACTTCATACTTTCAAAATGATACCCTGCATCTGTCATTGTTCTGCTAACATACATCATCACCGGTTCTAATGCGTAAACAATATCATGAATAGTATCTATCTTAATCCATGTAGATTTAGCATGTCCTCTAGGATAAATGATTCCACCATGCTCTCTTGTAGTCATTTCTTTTAATAGGTCTACATGGCATTCCGGAGTTGCATAATTACCTTTGATAATATGTGGGAAAAAGTACTTACCAAAAATAGGCAGGTTCTGCTTTTCTTTTAAGCTTAAGTATATGAAATCCTTTTGTGATTGTTCACTATCTAGCTCATTTAGTTTATCAATCCATCGATTCATTAAACTCGTCGGCCTTTCTTCGTGCATCTTTGGCATAATCATTAACTATTTTTTCATCTTGTGTAGTATGATCTTTTCTTTCTTTGTATCCATGGTTGCTTGATAATACTAACTTCCCAATAGTTGAATTGTAAGTATTCGCTAGACCATTATTTAGTATTCTCTTTTCCTGTTCAGCCTTAACTCGCTCTAAAGAGTAAAAAAAATCATCGTACTTTTTGCTCCAATTAATTAAAGTTTGCTTTGTAGTACCTAAATATAAAGCCAACCCTGCATAACTAGGTAAATCAACTATTCCATTTTTAAGATCGTCTTGGCATTGTGATAAATATGCTTCGGTCTTATCTGGTATATCATCTGTGTATGTACTGTATCTACCTCTAGCCATGGGTAATCTTGTTACTCAATTAAATATAGCATCGTATTGTAGTTCATCGCCTTCATATGCTTTCAT